GGCGGCTATACGGTCAATTTTCGCGTTTTTGGGAACGAAGAAGACCTTGTTACCTTTCACGAGTAGACACTCGTGCAGGTAATCGTTCACCCTGAAGTCTGAAAAGGCTTCATCAAACAGGGGAACGATCCAAGGGGTGCAAGATCCAGGGTTACTGTACTTGTTAAACGCAGAGGTTTTACCCTTAAACGTCGACATGTCAGAACCTGGACCGAAGCGACAACGCTCACCGATCTTGTCGTAGTCGATAGAACCAAGAATCTCAGCAATTTTTTGTTGAGAAACGCGATAAGCGTCTTCAACGGCTGGCCTAAAAGAAAATAGTCCAGCCTCACGGAGATTAAAAAGTTGGTTCGTCTCGTGACAAAGATCCTCTGCTTCCCGCCACTTCTTTAAAGCGGCACCTTTTCTATCGATGTTGACATTTAAATCAACACTTTTAGAAAGGACTTTGGAGCAGAGATAGTCCCTTGCAAAGCTCTCAGTCGACTCATAATCATCAGCGGAAATCTCGAGCTCAAGGAGCTGTTGATGTTCGTTATGATAATACATGAGCCAAACTGCGAGCGATCTAGGGGAATTGGTAAGAGCGCAGATGTCTCGAATGAAGTTAAACTCAACGACTGGAGAGACAGTAGCCAAGGAAGGGTCACGACTAAGGGTTTTAATGCCTTGATCGTAGTCTTTCTTAAGCTTCTGCATCCAAGGGGAGAGAATTTCTTTAGTTCGTGACATCACTGCCCTCAATAGGCGAACAGGATTCGCTTATGAGGGACAGTCTGTCCCCGACTTCTCGTGAGGGTTCCCAATCGATCCGATAGTAATACTGCGTATTGCGATAGTATGCTTCTGCATACGCCCGATACACAGCCTTAACAATCAGTCTCGAATGGTCCTCACGCCGGAGTCGGCTCCTAGTAGCACCGTTTTCACGCAGAACCCTCATCACAGCCATGTAGACCTGACGAGCCTTGGAACGAGTGAAGGCGAGTTTATCTTCACCAGCGCCGACGCAAGATTTGCGTTTGACGTAATGATGAAAGATAACGCTCGAATCTTCATTCGAACAAGTAACGTTCAGTGCTACAACGGTCCCCGAGGAAGAATCCTCGAGGGGTGATGAGAAATACTCTTTAATCAGGTCAGAAACCATGATTGGTCCTTTAGTGAAATGGCGTTAATAGGTGGCTTCGAGGTTCCACACGGCGTTTTGCATGACGACGTGAGCGTTGAGATTCTTGCTGAAAGCAAGGATGTCTTTACGCTCAGCCGTCGTGCTGCGTGCCGGCAACGTGAACTGCTCCTTCGCAAACAAGGTGTAAGCGACTTTCGGCGATGGCGTGTAGCCACCGTCGGAGCCGCTGACAACCTCAAGGGTCGGCTTCAAGATGCGCTTCTCGACATCGGTTTTCGATGCCGATTCACGCACCTTCAGCATGACGGTGGGCATGCCGATCTGGATTCCGGACGTGATGTCCTTCCAGATTGCCATGACACCGCCGTCAGGCTGTGCGGTCGCCCCGCGAACGGAGAAGGTCTTGTTGACAGGGGTGGCCTCGCCATTGGCGAGGACCAGATCAGCTTGAGCTGCCATTTGAATCCTAAGAAAGGGTTTGGGTTGCTCCAGCAAAACGCTGGTTTACATCCCGTTGGGTTAAGTGTCAGGAACACTCACTTTCGGCCGAAGACTTGCGTTAGCAAAGCCAAAGCTGTCGTGACTCTCTGAAGAGGTTCACCGCCGATTGGGTTTTTGAATGACGGCAACGAAGGAGCAGGCCAAGAATATTGGATTGCTCGATTGTATGTCGCTATTCTATACCCAGCCGACCATTGAACCGTCAGGAG